AAATATGCCAAACTACTAGAAACAGAAAAAAAGCATTTAAATAAAGTATCTTTAAACAGGGCTAAAAACATGGAATACGCTTCACGGGCAAAACGAACAACGCTGTCAGCAAGACATCAAACGGCACAGGAATACTGCTGGAAGATAGAAAAAAAATTATTTGAAATAATGGAACAAGCGGTAAAGGATAACACAATAACTTTTAAATACTTAGATGATAAAAATAAGGCGGTGGATTAAATGAGTGAATTAAACATGCAAGAGTTTAAGGCAGATTTTACAAAAGCAGTTAATGACGTTATGCACAAACACTTTCCCGAAACGAAAGAGTTTAGCGGAGATTTGTTAGCGTCACAGGCTTTCAATGCTTTATTGAATGTATTTATGATAGCGGATAAACTAAAAGGGGGTGGAAAGTGAAAATATTAACAATAAAGGAGTGCGGTAATTTTAGCGCAATAAACATTGATACAATAGAAGCGGTGATTAAAAGCGAGGACGGGACTGAAATAAAAGTAGTATGTGGCAAGTGGAACTATACCGAAACTTTTACTAATAGAATAGAACAAGAAAAAAGGTTTATAGATATATTACAGTATTTGGAGGTGGAAAAGTGAGAGAAAGCGGAGTTTTAAAGCAGATTAAAGAATATTGTGAACGTGTAATAAATGACAGGGTATTTATATGGCGTCAGAATACGCAGGGAACGTTTATAAGGGCTAAGAACACATACGCCTTTCACGGGTTGCCCGGCGTTCCTGATTTGGTAGGGATGACATACAAAGGGCAGTTTTTAGGCATTGAAGTAAAAAGGACAGGGGCGAAAGGACAGCAAAGACCGGCACAAAAAGAGTTTGAGGCAAAGTGTAAAGCGTTTAATGGCATTTACATACTTACGGATGATTTAGATGATTTTATATTGCAGTTAAAGGCGGTGATGTAATGGAAATAATATGCAAGTATAAAAACATTTTTCTTGATTGTATTAATTGTCCTTTAGCAACGCCTAATGGACAGGCATCTACTTTTTGTTTAAAAGATAAAAAAATTGTAAATGGAGTAAAAATAAAAATAGAAATAATAGAACAGGCGGTGAAATAATGACAGAAGAAGAAAAAACAAGAATATTGTGGTATGAAATGAGTTTATCCTGTAAAAATAGTTTTATAACAGTAGATGGAGAAACGCTATGTAAAAGTTTAATATTTGAAAACGAGTATTACAATAAAGACAGAAAATTATTTCCTGTAAGTTGTAATTACAATAACTGCCGTATAGCACATAATGCTTGTAACAAAATACGAAATAAAGAGGCGGTAATTAAATGACACTTTCATTATGTATTTTATCGTTCTTGTGTGGTATAATAATCACGTTAAGCGCAAAGAAAATAAAGGAAATAATAATTGATTTTTACTGGGAATTAATAAAATAAACGGGGTGGGTTATGCTGAAAATTACAGGGAATGAAAAAATAAAACAAGTATATACAGCCGAAAAAGCGGAAATGATTAAGTTTTTATCTTGGTGGGCTAATCTTAAAGGCGTTGATTATTTAGGTGATTACTTTGTTAAAGATATTGTTAAAGACGGAGTAACGGTTTACTATGCTGACTTTTTCGGGGTATATTTTGAATATGTAACACAGGAAATAATTGATGATTTTTACCGTAACCGAAAAGGCGCATTAATTGCAAAGATAGAAAAAGATGTGGAAACGATAAAAGGGGCGCATAAATGACAACTGGCGATATAGTAAACCATTGTATAAGAGCAGATGAACTTTGTAACGAAACATACGATAAGAACGAAACGAAGTTAAAGGCGTGGATTGAATTACATCAATTAAAAGCGCAATTAGCAGAAGATAAAGAGGATATGCAGTTAGATATATTGACTACTTATGCGGACATAAGAGAAGAAAAGACAAAGAGCAAGAATGTTAACGGCGTTATGGTTGACCCCGAAGTTACAAGTGAAAAACAGCTTGAAAATATATGCAAGGAAGAAACAAGAAACGAAGCCCGTCTATTAGGCAAGATAAAGAATAAAATAACGATTATAAACCATAAACTAAGGCAGATAGGACTTGATGTTTACGAGAAGTGGGAAAAATGAACTGCGCTATTTGTGGGACTGAAACTAAAACCGTTCATCATATAGTGAGCCGGGGCGCTTACGGTCGGGATTTTAACGGTTATGATGTGGAAGGCAACAAAATGGATTTATGTATTAAACATCACAATGAAGTGCATTGTATAGGCAGGGAAACGTTTTTTAATAAATATGGCATGGTTGAACGCCTTAACTTAGCAAAGCAATTAAAATACGATTATGACATTAAAAAAGCAGGGAGGATAAAATGACCGAACAGGAAATAATATTTCAGATGTGCGAAAGTATTATCGGGGAAAGGGGCAAAACATATAATAATTTTCTTGAAGCGTCTGTTAAAGAATTTGGTTTTAACATTGGGGCTAAGTTTTACAGATTTGAAAGGAATGATTTAGGAAAACTGATAAAAGGGGAAACGGATATTAACCCCGACACGGCACTTGACATGATAAATTATTTGACGTATTGCCTTATAAAGACGGGCAGCTATAAAAGACATTATCACTATAAAAAAGTAACAGGGGGTAAAGATGAAAGTACAATCTGAAATAGTGCAGATAATAGACTTTGAAACGTGGACGCCAAATAGAGAAATAAAAGACAGCATAGAAACATCAATAGGAATATTAAATTTTGTTTTTCCTGAATTAAAAGCAAAAGTAATTGTAAATTGTGATAATTTTGTGGAACATGGTTACGACATAAAATTAAGATTAAAAATAAAAGGTGGTGAATAAAATGGAAAAATGGTTAAATCATTCTTATAAAGTAGAAAACGCAACAAAAGGCAATGATGGTATAAATAAATTAAAAGAAGAAATATTAAAAAATGGGGTATTTAAAACAAAAGGGGAGTATGAAACAAGAATTAAAGAATATACAGACAGGGCGGTGAATAAATGAACCTATTTGAACGTGAATTTAATCTTAAAGGCAGGGGTGAATGTATTTACCTGTTTCCAATTTATGACGTTCATTATGGTTGCCGTAACTGCAATATAAAACAGTTTCAGAATACAGTTAGAATGATAGCCGAAATGCCAAATGCTTATTGGTTTGGTGGCGGTGATATGATAGAAGCCATTAATCCAAGTGACAAGCGATTTAATCCGCAGAATGTAGACCAAGAGTTGATTAAAGACATAGGGGATTTAAACAATTTAGTGCATAAACAGGCAGATGGTTTTATAAAAATGACTAAACACATAAAAGACAAGTGCTTGTTTTTACTTGAAGGAAACCACGAAGAAAAAGTTAAATTAAACTACCATTTGGATATAACGTCAATAATAGCGCATGAATTAAACACGGTAAACTTAGGATATACGGCATACGGAAAGTTTAAGTTTATACGTGATGGATTAAACGCCAAAAATGTTAAAATATTTGCTTCACACGGTGACGGGGCAGGGCAGACAACAGGGGCAAAGTTAAACAGATTAGAAAAGAAAGGGGAGTGGATAATAGCCGACGCTTATTTTATGGGTCATAATCACGGGCTTATAACAAGTCAAGAAATAGTCTTAGATATTAAGTCACAAAAGAAACTTGATTTAATGGAACGTCAAAAACTGTACTGTGTATGTGGAACATATTTAAAAACATACGGGCTAAACAATACTGGATATGGTGAAAAAGTGGGTTATAAACCGACGCCGACAGGAAGCCCAAAGATAAAGATGATACCTTTTAACTGCACACACAAAGATGGAAAAATGATTGAATATCCAGTTAAATTTCAAACTGAAATAATGACCGAGGTGTAAAATGACAAAAAAAGAGTTTGAGAAAATATATGATAAGGCAGTAGTAATATGTGGTATTAAGTGTGTTAATCGAAGCAGAAGGGAAGCAATAAAAGCATATAAAAAATATATAAAAGAAAAAAAATATGATTACGCAAATGAAGTAAGACAAAGAATAAGGAAAGATTACTACGGGTATGAATGCTATGAATGTCGCTGCCTACCGGACAAAGAGTATATGTTAAAGATGATAAACAAATGAAATATGTATCATTAATTTTAGATAAAGACGGTTTAAGGATAGAGAAGTATAAAAAAGGCAAAGGGCAAAAGGCAATAATAACAAAAGGCGGTGATTTAATTGTCAAAAGCAAAGTTAACGATAGAATTAGCAGAAAACGGGGCAATAGTAACAATACAAGGACATTATGATTTTGCAGAGGGAAAGAAAGGTACAGCAGTTTATAAATTTGATGATGATGATAAACAAGGATTATTAAATTTATTGTATGAGGTAGATAGTTTTTGTATGATTGATGAAAGCGGGTATAGCAAAGAAAGAGTTTATATGAATATGGTACACGGCAGTAAGTATATTTGTAAGGATATAAACTGCGAAATATGCGCAAAAGAAAGAGAGGTGGATTAATGGACAAAAACGAAATAGAAGAAAAGATAAAAGAACTTGAAGAACGATTTAAGACGGCAAAAGGAACGCCATGTGAGATATACAGCCGAGTAGTGGGATATTTTAGACCTGTAAAGAATTGGAATGAGGGAAAGCAAGAAGAATTTAAGGACAGAGTAGTCTATGAACAGCCAAAGAAAAGGGGGAAAATAAATGAGGTATGGACTAACACCAAAAGGTTTTTTACAGTTAGAATACGGAAAAGAAAAAGCAAATGAAATATTAGATAAACTGTTAATCCGTTGTATAAAAGATGGAACTAATGCTTTAATATGGAACAGGGAAGAAAAAATGTGGACTTTTGAAAGGGTGGAGTTTAAGACACAAAAGAAAAGGGGTATAAATAAATGAACTATGCGAGTTATGTTTCTGAAAGTGACTTAAAGCTGTTTACTTCATGGGTTATAATTAAACATCAAGATATAACTTGTATTAGGTGCGGATGTTTATTACCGGCAAGGCACAAACAAGGTAAAAAGAACATAAACTATTGCCCTGAGTGTCAGCAAAGGGCTATAAGTGAACAATGGGAAGAAGCAAGGGAAAAGAAAAAATATCTTAAAAGGATTAAAGACTTTAAAACGTGTCCTGTATGTGGCAATAAGTTTCATGCGTTTGGGAGGCAGAAATATTGTAGTGAGTGTGCGTTTATAAAGTCAACAGAAGATAACCGGATAGGGTGTAAAAATAGGTATATAAAGGTTAAAGCGAAAACCGATAAAAAAGAAAAGAGTATATAAATATAGGTTATCACAGCCCCGAGAAAGAAAGAGATAATAAACAACAAAGACTTATTACCTATGTCCTAAGACCGCAGAAGAAAGAATAAAAGGAATAAAAGATGATAAGGATTAATGTATAGATAGTATATAGGTAGTAATAAGGGTTAATAGGTAATTAAATAAGGTTTAAGGATGGTATATATGGGTAATACTTTAATAAGGTTATTATGGCTTTTAGTCTGTATTGAATGCTTTATATATGTTCTTAATAGATTTTAATATGTTTAATAGCGTACCTATACATTTAATGTATTTAATCGTTCTTAATAGTGTACTTATAAGCGTTCTTAATGCTTTTATATATGTATTAAATCCTATGTTTAAATCATTCTTTTATTGTATTCAATACATATTTGTAATCAGTACAATTATTAAGAATGTATGCAAAATATATCATTTATGCAAGTATACAGATAATTGTATATATCTTACGAAAAGTTACGAAACAATGTCGTATAATGTACCTTATGTTAACTAAGACTTGACAAATACTTTAACATATGCTTTAATTGTGCCTGTAAGGACATATAGGGCATAGGGGGCGTGATATTATCCACGTCCTGAATAAAAGGGCTGTGCAAGCCAATAAAAAGTGTAAGCACAATTTTGAATTAAGGGAGGATTAAATGAAAGAAAGCGGATTTAAAGCGTTAATGGTAGAAATATCAAAACCGATTGATTTGTCTAAAACGCCATATATTTTGTGGTTGAGTAAAAATAAAAATAAACTTAAAGGTAAAAAAGGTTATTGTAGATTTATTAAAAATGGTTTTAAAACAAACGATTTAAATAAAGATTTTTTTAGAACTGAGTAAAAATAATATTAAAGATAAAAACTTTTCGTGGGAGGATTTATGGCAAAGAAAGCAAGATTGATAGGAAGCGTGGATTTAACGGAACTGGTAGACGTTGCTTATTGGACAGGGTACTATGACGGCTTAAAGCATAAAGTCGTGTCTAAAGGCAAGACAAAGGGAAAAAAAGTACATTGTAGCAAGGGTGGTGCAAAATGATTGTTGTTTGTTTATGCCATAACGAATTAAAGTATACGCAGGGATTTGTTGAAAGCGTGTTAAAGGCGAAAGATGACTTGAGCGGTGTAAGAATGGTAATGGTTGATAACGGGTCAACAGATTTAACTTCGGCATATTTAAAAGATTTAAGTGATAAGAACGATAGGTTTGAGTTTATATGGAATGAAAGTAATGAGTGGTTTACGGTTGCGTGTGATAGGGTTATTAAGAAATATCCGGGTGAAGACATTTATTTAATTAATAACGATGTTGTCGTTTTAGATGGGTGGTTAAGCGGTCGGGAGTTCTTAAAGGAATATGGGATGTTAGGGGCGGTACAGTTAACACCGGGCAATCTTAGGATGAGTTGTTTCTATGGTGGTGAAAGTGATTTTATGAGCCATAAGCAAGGGTGGATGTGGGCGGTTGAAGAACAGGGCGAAATAATTGACGCTGAATGGCTAACGTTCGGGGCGTGTATGATAAATAGGCGTATATATGACCTTGTAGGCGGACTTGATAACGAATTAAGGTTCTATTGCTCTGATAGCGATTTAAGCCTGCGTATGAGGGCGTCAGGGGCTAAAATCGGGGTTTGTAGAGATATGAGGGTGATACATTATGGCGGTCAAACAACAAAAGGGATGTCGGAAGTCTTTAAGCGGTCGGTTTGGGAAGATAGTGACCAGAAACGATTTGCTAAGAAACATAAACTTAAAATAATGAACTACGATTATAGGGAGGAAAAATGAGAGATTTTGACGGTAAGCCGTTTTTAGGAACGTATACACCACAGGATTATTATAATACTTGTTTAGGTATTAATCCTTATATGGCAAAGAGAACGACACAAGAAGCGTGTTTAAATAGTGGTACTAGCGAATATAACCCTATTAATTATGCTTATGCGGTTGACCCTATGGAATGGAAGTTTACGCCATTACCCGAAGAAACACTTAAAAATTTAAATTTTAAGATATGTCCTATGTCTACAGATAAATTTGAACCAATAAAAAGTGGCTTTCGTGAAGGAAAAGAAAAAATATTTAAAGAGTGGGCAGAAAAACAAGCCAATTTAATAGAAGTTAAAATGGAACTAAAAAGATATATGTCTTGTAGAGAAAATGAAGAATTTAAAAAAAGTATATGGTATAAAATATATAAATTCTTTGGGGGTTATTAATGAATATTCTCGTTTTTAATTATCATGTGCCTTATATTTATAACTTGGCTAAGACAGGGCATAAGTTCTTTGTTGTAAACCCTGAAGGTCGGATATGGGATTACCGTATGCGCCCGAAACCTGCTAACGTTGAAGTAATAGACGGGGCAGGGGCTTGGTTACAGTTCGTTCCACAGATTGATAAGTTAATTGACGTGGTTTTAATGCAGGATAACTTTGTCGGCACTCCACAGGGGTTATTGCCGTATGACATGTTAGCAACACAGGGGATTAATAAGCCTAAGATTATGTTATTTCATAACTCATTTAATACCATGTTTAAGTCTTTACCGGTAGAGCAAAAAGAGAATGTCCGTAATGGGATTAATAAGGTATTGAATGGGGTTAGAAAAGTGTTTATATCGGAATTTAAGAAAAATTCATACGGGTATGATGGCGATGTTGTTTTGCCCGGCATTGACCTTGAAGACTTCGGGGGGTGGCGGTGTAAGGATGGGTTAAGGACTTTGACTTGTTGCAATAATGCAATAGCAAGAGATTTTATGAACGGTACTAAGCAGACCTATATGTTAAATGCCGGACTTCATTTTGTTTTACTTGGTGAAGAGGGAGGCAAAGGACAAATAGCGCAAAGTTTTGAGCATTTAAGAGATGTATATCGTGAAACAGCGTTTTATATTTGTCTGAATAATGCCGAATTTGAAGACGGATATAACCTGTCAGGACTTGAAGCGATGGCGACGGGGGTGCCAATGGTGACATTAAATCACCCGTCAAGCCCTGTGATAGACGGTTATAACGGCTTTAAACACGAAGATATTGAGGAATTAAACAAAAGAATTGTTACATGTGACAATGTAAAACTGATTAAAATGAGCGAAAACGCACGGGAAACAGTACGGATGAAGTTCAATATTAATGATTTTGTTGAAAAATGGAACGAAATATTCTATTTGGCTAAAAAAGGATAATATGCCTGATCACGGAGAACTTACAAAGTGGGTAAAAGGGAAAACTGTCAATTCACGGCGGATTTACTATCACAAAGGAACGGACATGGAAGAACTTGTCAGGGCTAAGGCTAATGAACGGGTTAAGGCGGTTGTTAAAAGGACATCCGCCTTAATCCAGAAAGAAGCCATTGACGGTATTAAGTTAGTTCAATCCGAAATAGCTGAACAGTTAAACAGCATGAATATTGATAATGTTGACGTTCACGCTAAACTTGCGGCGCTTCAATTATTAAGTTTTCAGGAAACTATGGAAATGTTAAACGACTTGCAGGGTAAAGAAATGAAGAAAAAAAGACAAAATCAAATGTTAATCCAATGGTGTATTTCTCAGCGTGTCCAGTTGATAAAATCGGCTTCGGGTGAACTCAGGAAACTTAATAATGAACAGTTTGAAATGAAGTTCGGGAAAAAGAGGTTAAATGTAAACGTTGAAGCGAAAGGAAAGTTTTCATGGAAGGACTTCACGGAAACAGAACCTAAAAAAATAATAGAAGTTGAACAGGAGGAAGTTGTTGATACTGACACGGGAGAAGAAAATAATATTAGCAAATAAGTTGGGAATAGACCAGACTTATCAGCACGATATTATATGTGATGATAGTTCCAAAATCATTATTAATAAATCCCGTGCTATTGGTGTATCATATGCCCTTGCTTTTAAGAAACTTCTTGATGCCTTATGCCGAAAAAATCAGTATATCTTTGTTTCACAGCGCAAGGAAAATGTTCAATTACTTTTAATGTACATTGATGATTTTTATACTGATTTGGATAACTTAATGGAAGGCATACCCAAGAAAAAGTTAAATGGTAAAGATATGATAAGTTTTGAAAACGGCTCTTTAATGCTTTCGCTGCCAAATGACGCTAACGCCTTAAGGTCATGGCATGGTGATGTTGTTTTGGATGAGTTTGCAATTTATAAAGACCAGAGGGAAACATTAAAGACGGTTAAAGGGTGTTTAAAGCCTGGTAAGAAACAGTTGATTATTAATAGCACACCGCAAGATGAAGGCGATGAGTTTGAAAAGATATTTACAGCAGAAAACAAGAAGGATAAAGATAAAAGATTTTATGCTGTCTATGAAATCCCATATACGCAATGTACTATACCCGCTTTCATAAGTACGATTAATCAGGAACGCCAGGAAGCCATAGAACAGGGATATGAAGAAGATTGGATGCAAGAATATATGTGTAAATTTGTGTCGGGCGAAAGTAGATTATTTTCTTTAAGCCTTTTACGGGCTAATGTTTGCTATGAGGACTTTCCTATTGTTGACCCTAAGTATTCAGGGCAGGACTTTGCAAAGAAAGTTGACGAAACTATTATTAGATTTGTGGGTAATGATGAAAGCGGAATGATTTTAGTATCACCGAATAAATATACAAGCAAAGCAGATTATACAACACAGTTAGCCGAAACAGTTTCTTTAATTAAAGTCAATAAAAATATTATTAAGCATAGAGTTGATAAGACAGGAATAGGGATAAGGTTAACTGAAGAACTACAGGCAAGTGATATCGGGTCAATGGTTGATGGTATTACTTTTGGCACAGAAAATAAGGAACGTATGATAATGTATTTATACTCTTTGCTTACAAGTGGCAGGATATTACTTCCAAACGATGAAAAACTAATTCAGCAGTTGCACGGAATAGAACGCACGAAGACGGCTTCGGGATTATACCGGTATAGGCATCAGGATAACAAACATGATGATGAAGTATGGGCTTTATGTTTGGCGTTATTAGGTTATATGGAAGATACCACATCAAATAATGACATTAAGATTACAACAGCAGGGGAAAGCAAAGTTAAAGAAATTAAGACGTTAAATCTATGGAATGAAAAACCAAAGTGGAGGTTTTAAAATGGATTTAAAAGAATGGCAGAACATAGCAGGGTATGTTGAAAGAGGTATAGGTATTGACGTGGGATGTGGGGATTTTAAAATAGATAAAAAAAATATAATTGCCATTGATATTGAAAACCCGAAAGCGGATATTATAGCAGACTGGGAAAAAGGTGTGTCAGATAATAAAGTTGACTTTGTGTTAATGACATATTCTTTGTGCTTTGCGGTTAACCCGGTTAATTGGATTAAAAAAGCGGTTGAAGTATTAAAACCCGGTGGTAGGTTGATAATTACAGAGGGATATCAAAAAATAGGTAGACATATATGGCATCACAATGAAATGGAAGGATTTTTAAAACTATTTGATAAGTGGTTAACAATAGATATTAAACAGAATACGGGTAATGATAAATCCTATCAGTTTATATTGATAAGAAAAGGGGTGTAATTATGTTACATAAATTTTTAGGGGTTGAACGTGAAGAACTGGACAAAATGGCTAACGTATGGACAGAATACAAAAGGCAGTTAACGTGGATATCAAAACCACGAAATACAGAAGAAGAAATAAAAGAGTTTTATGTAAATATGCCTGTTGAATACCTTGTTAACCTTTACTTGATAGCCCAAAAAAGTAAAGAAAAATATTTGAATTGCCTTAAAGGAATGGATTTGGAAGGTAAACGTGTATTAGATTTTGGAGCAGGGGCTGGATGCTATGGAACTGAACTTCTATCAAAGGGTGCGTATGTTGATTTTTATGACGTGGGCAAACACAAAGGATTAGATTATATTCAATGGAACTGTGAACAAAATCAGACACCAAATACAAGGTATAAGGTCTTGACAGATGTATCACAGTTGCAAAAAGAATATGACATAATCATTTGTATTGATGTGCTTGAACACGTTGGAAAGTCAGCAGAGTTGTTTCACCTTTTAGATAGGAAATTAGCCCCGTTTGGTTCTTTAATAGCGGACAGCCCCTTGTTATATCCTTTACAGCGTAAAGCAGAAGAAAAAGAACTTGATATTTTAATGGAAGATGAACATTTAAAAGAGGCGGCGAAGTCTTGGCAGAAAGAACACGTTAATGATTATATAAGAGAACATTATAATCAAACAGAATTTTTTCATTACTTTAAAACTGACAATGTTATTTTAAGCATGTTTAATGTAGTACCGCAGTACCCGTATACTACGGGAATATACATTGAAAAGGCGTTACAGCGTTATGGCAAGGTTATCCCTATGCGCAATTTAACTAATGCTATTAACGGGGATGGTGTTTTAGAGATTGTAGAAAAGTATAAGGTAAATATTATATTTCAGATAGATAGTTGCGGATGGGTTAAACTGCCGTCAAAAGGATTAGAGAACGTTTTAAAGGTGGCTTACAGTATTGACACGTTTATTAATACTCCGTTTCAGTATGAAAAGTTAAAACCGTATAATTTGGTATTTTACGCACAAAGAAAGTTTGTTAAAGATGATGGTAAATCCCATTGGTTGCCGTTAGGCGTTGATACTGACGTTTACAAACCTAAGAACACAGAGAAAAAATATGATGTGGCTTTCTGTGGTACAATTTTAGACAGTAAGTTACACAAAGAACGGAATGAATTTATAAGACAGGTTGTTAAATATACAAATTGTTATTTGGGCAGGGATTGTGAGCAGTACGCTAACCTTAGATACAATGAAGCGTCAATAGTATTCAATGCAGGTATACAGAATGACCTTAATATGCGTGTATTTGAGGGTATGGCTTCGGGCTCCGTGCTTTTAACCAATGAAGTAGATGGGCAGGATGCTTTTTTCAAACACGGTGAAGAATGTTTAATTTATAAAGACAAGGATGACCTATTAAATATATTAACCGAATACCTTGTCGGAAATAAAAGAAACGAATTAACGAAAATAAGCGAAAGGGCTTTGGCGAAAATAAAAAATCACACTTACCATAAAAGAATAGAAACAGCGTTCCAAATAATTAACGAAAAGTTACGAAAATAATACTTGACAAAAACCCTATATGTGTGGTATAGGGTAGATAGGGCGAAATACTAAGGATATTAACAAGTGCCAAAGATACCTGTTAAGCAGGTTGCAGTTACTGGCGGAATTACAAAGTGGAAAGGCAAAGACGCAGGACAAGAAGCGATTGCAAATATATCGTCTTCTTTATCATTATATGATTATGATGAAATGCGAAATCACCCGACAATAGCATCCGGACTTGAAATCCTTAAAACACCTATTTTAAACTCTGACGGTTTCTGGGAATGTGAAAGCGAAGAAATCAAAGAATTTATTGAAAATAATTTTAATGAGTTCTGGACAGAAACGCAAGAAAATATGCTCACGGCTTTTGACTATGGATTTTTTGCAGGCGAGAAAGTTTTCGGTGTTGTTGACGGGCTAATCAGACTTAAAAGAATACTTCCTTTAAAACCACACTACTTAAAAATACTTGTAAATGACAAAGATACCTTTTCAGGTATACGTCAGGACTTTGATAAATCACACGTTGATATACCGCTTGAAAAATCACTTCTATATACTTATAAATGTGAGTTTGGTAATTATTATGGTGTTTCACGTTTAAGACCTGCACGGTTTCCGTATGTGGTTTACAAATACATAATTGAAATGACAAACTGTTATTATGAAAATCACGTTGACCCGATAACTGTGACCTTTGCGCCTGAAGGCAAAACAAAAGTAGACGGGAAAACGATAGAAAACATTGAATATGTAAATGATACCGTCTCTCGTATGCGCTCTTCACGTGAAAGAAACATCACATTCCCTGCCCGTAAAAAAGATGATGCACAGTTTGATATGAAAGAATTGTCTTCAGGTAGTGATGGTGGGACTAACTATATTGATTATCTATCTTACCTTGAAAGACGTATGTTACAGGGTTTGCTTGTGCCTGAACTGCTTGTTATGCAGAATAGCAAAGGTTCCTATGCCGAACTTGCGGAACTTTCAAGACTTTTTATGTTACAGGCAGATAGAGAACTTGAAAAAATAGCAAAGATTAAAAACGACTTAGCAAAACAGTTAATAGAACTTAATTTTAAAACACCTGTAAAATGTACTTGGAACTACACGGGGCTTTCTAAAAAATCTATTGAACTTAACGCACAGTTAGCCCATGCAATGGTACAGCTGGGCAAGGCAGAACCTGACCTTAAATGGCTTTCTCAAAATTTGGGTATGCCGTTTAACAAAACTGCACCTATTGAAACAATGGCAGAAGCGATAACGAAAAAGACAGAAGTAAAAGCAGAAAAGAAGTCTTGCGGTTGTGGTGTTCACTTTGAACAGCCCGAATTACCGCTTATTGAAGTTGCAGAACTTGACAGACCCATGACAGCGCTTGAAAAAAGGGTTAATTTTGAAAAATTAAAAGCACAGTTTGAAAGTGCGGATAGTTACTCAATGCAATTAAACAAGTTAATTGATGATATGACAAAAAAGTTAATACCTGAAATTAAAAAAGCCATATTAAGCGGTGATGAGAAGGCAATAGCGGACTTACAGTTAGAATATAACAAAAAATACGGTAATCTGTTTGTTAAAAACGGAATGGATATATTTGAAGAAACGGTTTCGGACGTTAGAAAGGAATTGGGACTTGGCGGTTTGGAAATTGGAAAGAGTTCCAAAGAGATACAGAAACTTAAACTTAGGAATGTAGCAGACAAACAGATGAATGACCTTTCATTTAATATTAAAGAAATTGCCTTATCGGGTATGGCACAGGCAAAGGTTGTAGATATAGTTGAAAAGGAAATGAAGGAATATATAGACGGTTTTAAGGACAAAGTAAAATTAGGGGTTGAAATATCCTTACAGGAAGTCATTGATGACGGGCGCAGACTTGGGGCAGATGACCCGTCTATTGAACTGGCAACGTGGAGTGCATTGTTAGATGACCGCACTTGCCCTGCTTGTTCACGGTTAGACGGTATGACAGTTTCGGTCAATGACGTAGTATACAAAACGTATACGCCCGGTAATATGCATATGGGTTGCCGTTGTGTATGGGTTTACACCATTAAAACAGATACATTAAAGCCCGAAGTTAATTTTAAACCGCTTCCAAAAGAATTGGAAGACAGATATTTAAAGAGGTGAATATGAAAAATATATTTGAATTTACAAGTGAATTTAAAGAGGAAGCAAAACCGTTAACTAATACAAGCCCTTATTTTATTAAAGAAGTGGCTAAAATAGGGGAATGGGTATGTTCTAACGGAAATGTTATAAATATAACAAAAGAGTTATTTGAAGCGGTTGTAAATAACTTTAAAACTAAAAAAGACAAAGTACCTGTACCAAATGGGCATAAACTTAATGACGTTATGGCTAATTTTGGATGGGTGGTTGACCTGTGGCAAGACGGCGTTTCTTTATTTGCTAAGTTTGATATTACTGACAAAGAATGTAATGAAAAGATAATGGAAGGAACTATTCAAGATGATAGCGTGGGTTTAATCATTGACAATGAAAATGTAATGAATAGTTATCTTGAACATATAGCATTAACATTAACTCCTGCAATGGCTGGATTATCTACTTTTGAACCGGTAGCGTTCACGCACCCTGAAGCGGTGCAGAAAAGTGATGAAACACCATACAGGATGTTAAATAAAACGGAGGTAAAAAAAATGGCGGAAGAAACCGTAAGCAAAGTAGACTTTGAAAAAGTTTCCGCAGAATTGGCTGAAAAACAGACTAAGATTGTTGAATTTGAAAAAATATCAGCAGACTTTGAAACTGTAAAAGCCGAATTTGCGAAAGCGAAAGAACAGTTAGCCGAATTTGACAAGGTTAAGGCGGAACTTGTTGAGTTTAAAAAGGCAGAGGCGGAAACTGTTACAAAGATGCTTATTTCCGAAGGCAAGATAACACCTGCACAGCATGATTATGCAGTTGCGTCTTTGCTTTCAGATAAAAGAGCAGACTTTGAGGCATTTGTTACAGGTAATAAGGTTATTGTATTAACCGAAACAAAACCTGCCGAAACAAGTGTAACAGTAAAAGAATTTAGCAGGGCAGAAATAAAAGGTATGGACAAAAAGGCATACCTTGAATTTAAGAAAATGGAAACCGAAGGCAAGACAAAAATAAAATAAAACAAAAAAACTAAGGAGAATACAAAATGGGCGCATTAGACCAGCAGATTACAAGTTTAAATACAGGTTCTTTCCTTATTCCCGAACTTTGGGAAAAGGAACTTCTTTTTAACAATAAACCGTCTTACATTTTTATGCAGTTTGCAACAGACGCAACAACGGCAAATGCAAGTACGGTAAAATGGGCGGTAGTTGGTGATTTTTCAGATGGCAACAGTTCAGGTACAATTCATGAAGGAACTACAATACCGAATGGAACAATCACTATTACACAGATAACAGCCAATCCTGTTGAGTACGGCGGGGCTATTAACTGGTCAAGAAACGAAGCGGATATGTCTTTTACAGATATTAAAAACAACGTAGTCTTTAAATCACTTGTAAAAGACTATGAAACAAAGTTTGATAGGGTTGCCTATGACGCACTTAAAACAGGCACAACTGTTGTAAACGGTGGAACGTGGGCATCGGGTGATGCAGGTATTGGAACTGTTTGGGCAGGAACACTTGGAAACAATGATTTCCTTTTAACTGCTGCAAAACTTTCTGACGCTGTGGCAATTCTTGAAACACAGAATGCACCTAAAATCAATGGTATGTATATTGGTGTGTTCCATCCGTTGCAGATAAGGGCGTTGAAGAATGATGGCACATTTATTGCAGCCAAAGAATATGCGCAGCCTGAAAATCTGTTGAATGGCGAGGCAGGGGAATATGATATGGTTAAACTGCTTACCACAACAGCGATACCTGCTGTATCACTTCCTTTTGGTACATCCGGCACAATTTCTGTAAGGGAAGGTATTGTAATGGGTGCGGAAGCACTTGGTAAAGGGTTTGCTATACCTGTTGAACTTCATCCTTATGATGACGTTAACAACGATGCAGGAAGAACGAAAGCCCTAAAATGGTACGCTAACGGACTTGTTAAGAACCTGAAACCGCAGAACGTGGTAAGGGTAAGGACAACGTCAGCAACTGTTTAAGGTTTTAAATACGGGGTGGGCGGTCGTATGACCGCCTACCCTATAAAAAAAGGATGAAAAATGTTTGCAACTTGTATACACGCAGAAAACACACAGGGAATACACTTTAACCCATTAACACCTGTATTGATTGACGGGATAGGTCATATTTTGCGTGATAACAATAAATTCATTCTTGAAGAAGTTCCAAAGGTATATCTTAAAAAATATTATGTCGGTTGTTTAACGGGTAAGAAAAACCCTATTATTTTAGTTAAAAGAATAGGCGGACTTGGCGATTGTATATGGACATTACCCTTGATTAAAAAATTTGCTTTAATGGGTGCGGAAGTGTGGACTTTAACACTAAGCAAGGATATACCGCTATTTAAGAATAATCCTTATGTTGTGAAATCATTCGGACTTGAAACATTTAATTTCAAGGATATTGAAAAAGTAGATTTTATCTTTGACTTGTTTTTATCAGTTGAAAATAATTTGTCAGCAGAATATACAGACGCATTTGATATACCTTTTAAATGGGCGTTTAATACGGAAGCGAAAAAAGAACTTATAAAAGATAACATATTTTTAACAGATGAAGAAATAGGAAAAGCAAAAGAAATGATAAAAGGAAATGAAGTCTTGGCATATTGTATAGACAGTTCAAACCCTAAAAGAACATACCCACATATTAAAGCGGTAATAGAACGGTTAAAAAGCGTATTTAACGGAAAAATAATGCTCTTAGGCGGCTCTACGTTTGATTATGTTGATGATATGGTACTAAACCTTACTGGTAAAATGGATTTAAGAACTTATTTTGCTTTAATATCCCTGTCAAAAGCCGTCTTATGTAGTGACAGTGGAAACCTACATATAGCATCACAGTTTAATATCCCTACCGTGTCTTTATTCAGCACGGTTAAAAGCACAGAGCGTTGTAAATATTATGATAACGTGAAGGCAATAGATAGCCCCGAACCGTGCGCTCCGTGTCTTAAACTTGGGGAGTATTGTGGTAAAAATGGACAATGTATGAACGCTATAAAAATTGATGATATTATATCTGCCGTAAAGGGGTGTATATAATGGGATATATTGGAACGTCAGATTTAGAAAGTTTTTTCGCTAACGAATACACATTTGGAACTTCAGGAACTAATATTTGCACCCCGGCACAGGCTGAACTTAATATAACAAGGGCTTCGGCTTTTATTGATTGGAAGTTAAGTAATCTTTACGGAACTATAAGACCCATATTCGGCACAAATGCGTATGGGACAACAAACTGTCCTGATGAGATACGTTTCATTTGTGCCGATATAGCAATGTCAACGATATTAGAAAATCGTTCGTTATATATTAATAGTAGACAAGGCGACTTTGGAACTATGCTTTATCAAAGGGCTATGGACTGGTTAGATGCCTTGTCAATGGGTGAAAATGGGCTTCTGTCGCCGTTTTCAGGCACTATTACAGGGGCTTCAGGGCTTCCTATTGCTTCGGGTAACACAGTTAAAATATACGGTGAAGTATTGACATTAAACGGCACAGAATTTACCGGATTAAAAAATAAAGATATTACAGGGGCGGTTACAGTTTATGGAACGCAAGATATCGGATATAAAACGTTTACCGTTGTTTCTGATTATGAAGTTTTTAAATATGGCGATACGGGCGCAGGTACAAACTATGGCATGATAAGAACACATGGCACAGGTTCATTGGGTTCTGGCGCAGTTGTACGGGTTGATTATTCTTATTATCCTTGCAAGACATTTACTTTAAATGATTATCTTAAATGGGGCGAAGCAAACCCCGAAAGGCGTGGATAATGTCGCTTGGAATGAGTATTAAAGTTAACGGTACAGAGAGAGTTTTCTCTGTTTTAAAAGGAATTAAGTCAGTACCTGCTGATTTAAGAGAGCCGTTTAATGAATGTGGCGTTATTTTAAGGAACTCATGGGCACAAAATTTCAAGGCACAGGGCAGACCGAATAAATGGAGCGGATTAAAGGCAAGCACACAGGCAGACAGGAAAAGAAATAAATTTAATCCTGAAAGCCCGATAGGTGTACAGACAGGCGAAATGATGAAGGCGTTAACAACGGGCAAGGGTAAAGGCGCAATAAATAGTATAGGAAAACAAAAGGCTTCATTTGGTTCTGAAAGTGTGAAAGCGGTTGTATTTAATTTTGGCAGAAATAAAGGTTCAAAACAAAAAGCAAGAGAAACTGTAATGTTAAATGATAAAGACGGCAACAAAATCGTAAACGCTTTCAGGAAGTTTTTAAGAAAAAAGGCAGGTATATAAAATGATAAAACTGTCAGAAACGTGTAAGGATAAATTAAAAAATAAATTTAAAGAATTAGTTTATGTTGCGCTTTCTTTTGGAACTGAAACTACGGAATTTATTACTGCCACAACGGAATTACTTGGCATAGTAGACACAGAAACATGGTTAACCTTTTCAACGGAACAGATAAATAAATTAATGATAAATTACTGCTCGTATTCAAGTACGCTTGTAAATTGTAAAAATCCTTCCGAAATTGAAGAAATTTTTAAATGGATATTCTTAAATTTGGAGGGAATTATAAATGGCTAACACTTTAACAAAAACCACAGATGGAGCGGCTCTTTTTGATTCAAACGAAGGTAAAACCGCCGGAGATAATTATAGTGGCGGGGCTTCTCATTCAAGCGGAACAGGGTGGGTATATAGGAATATAGCAAGGGGTGGAGACGCGAATAATATTTGCGTTGAAAAGACAGGCGTGGGCGCAGGGGCGTGGGATTATTTAAGTTATAGAACATATACAAGCAACAGTATTTTAATTGTAGGTTGTTGGTTTCAATTCTTTGGTGCGAATGATTATGCACTTCCATATATTGGTGTTGCTGATGGGGCAGATGCTAACACTTATCAATTTGGTTATTTTAATCAGAATAAAAATTTAACATCCGTATATAACGGAGCATTAAAAGCGCTGGCAAATACTGCAAACTTAACAGAGCAAACTTGGTATTATATAAAGACTATAATATCAACATTGGAATATACCGTGCAAATATATGATGTTTCTGGCGTAAAAATTGCAGAGATAAATTTAAAAAGTTATCATTCTCATCCCACCACAAATACTTGGGGTGGTTTAAAAATTATAGCAAACACAAAAGTATATTTTGATAATTTAGCAATCCAAAAAGATACTAAAATAACCGTTGCTGGAATTGTTGATAAGATGAGTGTTACTCTTAAAAATTCAGCAGGAATTATATTAAACACAGAGAGAAGCACAGGCACATCATTGACATTAGACATAAAAAATTATGTTGATATTATAGGTGGAAGCATAGAAATATACGGAACAGACGGTGCGTTAATGCACACAGAAAGCGGAATAAATGTATGGGGTGGCGATGTTTGGATTTATTCAGGTGATACAGCGACGCCGTCAAGTATTATACCGCCAAGTCAAATAGGGACATTAACCGTTACAAGTGAAAGCACAAATACATCTTTAATACAGTTCACACCTGTGACGGCAGATGGTTTTAATATTTATCGTTCTGAAAATTTATCAAATAATTTTTCTTTTGTAACAAGTGGAACGGGTGGAACTTACACAGATAACACGGTAATAGACGGTCGGGATTATTGGTATTATGTTGTCGGAACTTCTGATAGTGGTGGGGCTTCTATTCCTTCACAATTAAAAAATGTATTTATCGGTACTAACATTGATTATATGACTAACATAATGACTACACTTAAAAACACGTTCACAAGTAATATTATTGATATTAAAGCAATTCAGTTTGGGGCTGAAGAAGTTATGCCCTATCAATATCCTTTTATGTCAATCATTCCGCAAAATAGAGATGATGAACCTATTACGGTCGGATATAGCGGACAGTATGATAAGATTTTTAATTTCACTTTAAGAACCTACACGGGCGTGAGTTCGGGCGCAGGGGCGGTCGGTACGGCGTTAAGCATATTATCAGAAGTGGAAAGCAAGGTTGCTAAACAATTAGAAGCTTTAAAAACAAATAATCCGTATTGGTACACGTCAGATATAACGTCAGTACAGTATGGTGATGCGGTTGTAGATGAAATTAAACTAAAATTTATTGACTTAAACTGGATGGCAAAAAAGCGGATTAACCGCTAAAAATTAAAAGGATGGTGTAAACAATGGCTACTTATTCAGCAGTACACGAAAAGAAGGTTGCAATCGGATTAGAAGGAACTTATGGCGTTTTAGGTACTATGTCAAGGCTAATACCGGGGGAATTTACATTTGAGTACAAACGGGATAGCGTTGTCAGACCTAATTTCGGTAATCAGACCCACGATGTACAGGCATATAAAAAAGAGGGCGTTTTATCAGCGTCTTTGACGGCAGACGCAGACCCGAATATTTTGGGCGAAGTCTTGTCAGCGTGGGCAGGTACTAAGACTGTAACGGCACACGGCACACAGGCATATACACATACATTTGAAAGGGCAGGAACGATTTCAGACGCTTTCCTTTCAATGTCTGCAAAATGTAATTATGGGCAGGAAAATGTTTTTGATTATAGCGGATTAAGAGTTAACACGCTTACTTTCAACTGTGAAAATAAAGGCAATATGTCGGTAACTGCTAATTTTATTGGCAAGGTTGAAGCGTCAGGAACGGCAGAACCCGCAACGGTTGTATATGGAACTTATGCGCCTTGGATTTTCTCACAGGTTACTTTCTCCGTTAACGGTACTTTACTTAATCCACGTAATTTTTCAGTTGAAACAAACAATGCGCTTTCAGAGGGTTTTAGAGTGGGTACACAGTTCACTTGTATTAAGCCGTTGCCGTCAGGAAAAGCAAATACACACATTAAGTTTGCAATGGATGCCGAAAACATGACATGGAGAAATATCTATCTTGCAAATACTAATCAGCCGTTAGTTATCACGGTTGAGGGTGATACGCTTTTAGGTACTTACAAATCACAGTTAAAATTCACTTTACCGTCAGTTAATTTTATGACAGCCCCTTTTGAAATGGCAGACGGGCTTTTAGGATTAGCAGTTGACGGCGTGGCACTTGACGGCACAAACGCAACAGGCACAGGGGCTTTCAAGGTAGAACTTAGAAACTTAATTGCGGGGTATTAATCTATGAAAATAAAAATTGATTTTAAAGTGATTGATGTAAAGATAAATGACGCTGTGTTTAAAATACAGGAAATGGATTACACGGAATTGTATTTGAAGCACGTCACCAAAGGCGAAGTTGATGATATAGCAATTATTAAAGATTACATTTCGCAGTCATTGACAGGATGGGAAAATTTACAGAATGAAGACACAGGCGAACCCGTTCCGTTTACGCCTGAGAACGTTGAGAAACTTCCTTTTGTAATTAAGAACTATATTTTTAAGGAAGTTAATCTAAAATCACGTTTAAGTGAAGAAGAAAAAAAAAGTTAACAAGTAATATTGAAAAGATTTTATATCCTGCACGGGGCAAGGCAGATGTTGAAGTGATAAGACTTTTTAACGCCTTCACATTTTGCGAAAAGTTCGGATGTCTGCCTTATGCAGGTGGAATGTATCAACAGCCAGCGAAGTTAATTGAAAGTTTTGATGTCTTAAGAATAATGATAACTGAAAGAGAAAACGCAAGGCAGGAAATGATAGCAAGGGATAATGCAATAAAAAGAAACGGAGGCAAGCGTGGCTGATTTAAAGGTATTGACAGAATTTACAGCGAAAGATAATTTAACTCCCACGGTTGACAAAGTTAATGCTAAAATGGGCGGTTTAACACAGACCGCCTCAAAATTAAATGGTATGCTTGCAGGGGCGTTAACTGTAAGCGCATTAAAGGCAACATTTGAATTTGGTAAAATGGGGGCTAAGGCAAAAGACACAGAAGACGCTTTTAATTCAATGACAAAGAACATAGGCGTTGATGGTAAAAAATTAATTAATGATTTAAGGGAAGTAAGCCGTGGAACGGTCAAAGAAACCGATTTAATGAAACAAAGCAATCAGGCTATGTTATTAATGGGTAAAGATATATCATCAAGTTTACCGGGTATGATGGAAATAGCAAGAGCCGCCGCCAAAGCCACAGGTCAAGACGTTAATTTTATGTTTGAGAGCCTTGTAACAGGCATGGGGCGCGGTTCTAAGTTGATGTTAGATAACTTGGGTATAATAGTTGATGTAGATAAAGCAAATGAAAAATATGCACGGTCACTTGGTAAACAAGCAAGTCAATTAACAGACGCTGAAAAGAAACAAGCATTTTATAACGAAACGTTAGAAAAAGGACGTATTATTGTAAAGAACGTGGGTGCAGATACTGAAAATGCCATTGATAGTTATAAACAATTGGAAACATCAATAGCAAATATTACAGAAGACTTAGCAATGATAACCGCAAAAGTAATTGCGCCGACAGTTAAAAGTTTAGAACACGCTATGGGAATGATAAAAGGAATATTTTCGGGTGATTTTAAAACAGCAGGTAAAGAATATTTTGAAGGCATGAAAACATTTTACACAGAATTGATAGGAATATTTAAAACAACAGAAGACACAAGCGCAGAAGCAGGAAATAAAGCGGTTGAAAATGCAAAACAAACAAATGAACAGTTAAAAGCAGAAGCGGAAAAATCAGCAAGCGACCTTGCCGAAATAGAAAAAACAAAACAGGAACTTATAAGACAACAACACGCAAATACACTTAATGATGTGGGTTCATTCTTTGGCTCTATGGCGGAAATAGCGGCTATGGGTGGCGAACAGACACTCGGCGTTTATAAAGGTTTAGCTATTGCACAAACGATTATTTCAAGTGTTGCGGGCGCACAGGCGGCAATGACAACGGCTATGGAGTTCTATGGACCCGCAGGCGTTGTTTTGGGCCCCTTAATGGCGGCGGCACAGATTGCAGGTGGTATTGCACGTGTAGCGCAAATATCATCCACCACAACATCAAGCAGTTCAGTTTCAAGCACGGGAAGTAGTTCCGTTTCAATCCCATCAGCCCCGACGGCAATTAACACGGCATCATCAAATACGGCAATTGAGGGCGGAAGCGGTGGCGGTTCAGGTGCAATTTTAAACATAAACGTCACAGGAGCGCAGTTCATGAGTGCAGGCGATTTTAAGACAGCCATAAATGAAATTATTCAGAACGCTAAAAGTCAGGGATATGACATACAAAAACTTGACACGGTGGGGGTAGTACAATGAGAATGATGGTTGCTGATTTGCTAAACGGTACTACTATATCAGGAACATACGATTTGATAGGAACAGAAAATTCAGGCACTGGCGCATTTATGTATATAGCGATAGAACCATTTTATGGAATACCTACAACGCAAGTAATAAGATATAGTCCTTATTTTGCTCCAATATATTATTATATTCCATTTTTTAAATACCCACAAAATATAAAAAGAGTTAATGCAATTGGCGTTTCAGGCGATGGAACTATTTCGTATACTGCAAGAGTTGTGGTTGATGGAACTTCGCTTCCTCCGTCTTATAATATTCAATTTCCAAACTCGACTGGAATTATATCTTATTCTGGAACTTCTCCAAACGAAATGAAAATGTCATATATAAGTGTTTTTGGTACTTCTGGAACTTATGCTACAGACCACACTGTTTTTTTAAATGGGGCTTACTATAACATTAATTACGCAAGCGAAGTTAGAAACGCCTGTTATTTACTTCCCGAGCAGGCAGGATATAACCCATATTTTACAGAAGATAAGATTAAGCATAAATTAGACAATGGGAAAACGCTAACTTATTTTAAAGGATTTAATTTTAACGCTGATATTACTTTTGAGCAGTTAAACGGCACGGAACTGGATAACCTTAAAACGATTAAGAATTTAAAATCAAACTTGCGGTTTTTTCCGAACATAGCAGAAAAACCTGATTTATCTTATGACGTTATATGGGATAGTGATTTTAATTATCCCTTTACCACACCGACTTGGACACAGGGCGGATATAATGGCAATATTCACTTTGAAGGAATATCACGTCTTGGAAGCATAGGAGATACCATATAATGTGGAACGTCAGCGAAAACTTCAAAAGGGAAAGTGTGGGCGATTGGAAAACGCCGACTTATGCGGTTTCGCTTTATGATGATGTTTTCACTTGGACAGGTGCAGATTTTAGCGGAACTTATTCAAAAGGTTTTTATGATATGCGCAATCAAAAAAGACTTGCAGGAATAGGCACAAGTAAGTTAGAGGGCGTTACGGCGTCAGGTACTATTATATCTATGGCAACGCCGTCAGGAACTTATTTTAATACAATAGGTACTTGGACAAGCCAAATAATAACAGCGTTCTATCCTATGACTTTTGATAAACTTCAATTCTATGATTTTAATTATAAAGAAGACAATAATGAAAAAGTTTATTTTAGAGAGGGTTTTGATAGTTTTGAAACAATGAATAGAAACGGGGCGGTTATTAATTTTACAGGCACTATTGAAGATGACGGCACAAGCCGTTTTTTAAGAATGACATCAACTGAACAAAGCGGACAAGGACGTGTAAGTTATCCGAATATAAATATTAATTCAGATATTTTTGAAGAAGGCAGAATGGAACTTAAAGGGAAGGTTAACATAGGTACATCCATTGGCACGCTTGATATTATGCGTTTAAAATCAGATACTGGGGTTAATGTGGGTATTAATGTAACTTATGACGGGCTTTCAGGAACTCATGCCTTTATAAATGCTTTTTATTACAAAGGTGCTGTGGGTACTACTTTAACACGTCTTGGCACGGTGTTAAATAATACATTATCCGCACTTGATATATCTTGGGGAACTGCCCTTGCGCCTGCCGAAGTGGTTGTTTTTACCGCTTGTGTAACAGGCAGATATATAACAGGCACAACGGCAAGACTTACAGAACGTGGAAACGTTTCTTCCTTTGACGTTATGTCACACGGCACAGGTTTTGCAGGTACGTTTTGGGCTTACAACGCTACAATAAGGCAGACATATCACGGTTCAACTGCATTGGTAAAGGAAAACTTAAATAAACAATACGGAAAGGTTTATTATGGTATAAGAACGTCAGACGATGGAACTACTTTTTCGGATTGGTATATGATAAATAATGGCAACAAAGAATATGACACGTCAGATAAATCAATTAATGCATATAAAATTAAGAACGGCACAAAGGCGAACTATGCACAGATAAGAGCAATATTAACTAACACGTCAGGAACTTATAAGGGTTTGAACATAGACGCCTTAAAACTTTATACGCACTATGACATACCAGAAAAAGAAGTAATCAGCATAAGCCCGATTACCACGCAATTAGAAAGTGAATTTGTTATTGGACAAATAGAAAACAACGGGATTGATTTAACACTTTCTAACATCGGTGGTACTCAATTTTACGGTGAAACACAAAATGAAGACTGGCGGAAACAGTCACTATTCTATAACAGACCTATTTACATGAATAACGCCATTAAAGTATCAGCAGGGTTTTCGGGTTCTTGGGGTACTGAATTACTCCCTTTAACAAGTGGCATAATTAAATCAATAGCCGTTTCAGAAGATGAGCAGTCAATAGATATAAGCGGTGTAAATATTTGGGGCAAGTATTCAGACGTTAAATTAAAAGGCACGTCAGGGACATATAACGGCTCGGACATTATAAACATTGCCTGTAAAGCGGTTAACATACCGACAGAAAAAAGATATATATCTAAAAACATAAGTAATTATAATAATATTCCCTTAAACTGTGGCAAATACGCTTTTCAAAATCAGAGCGCAGGTGGATTTGGTGATACTTGGAATTATTCAATGTTTGATTTAGGCGAAAAAAACGTAATTAAAAGCATAGCGCAATCGGTTCATCCTACAAAAGGCAATTTTAAGGCAATTTCATTTATATATGGTAATTATGACAAAGAGTATGATTATGATACAATTTATCCACGTTCTTATCACATGAATATATTTGACAGCAATTTTAACAGATTAACCGAAAATGTTAGCGTTAATTCACCCGACTATATTGATGGGCTAAAAGTGGGCATAATATCAATGCAAGACTGCGATACACCTGCCGATACTTTAAGAATTTATAAAATGACCGCTGGACATTTCCCTTTAACACAAGGTACAACAATAATGGAAATATTTGATTGGAAAAAAGGATATACCGCACAAACTGACAGATACGGGCGCATTGTTGCACGGGTTGCAATCGGTACGGGATTTTATGGTACTTTTAAAAACGAACACACAATGTTTTTTGACAGCATACAAGGAACAGGTTTTTATTTAAGAAATGAAAGTGGAACGGTTCAAAAATATGATTATTGGTATAAGCAAGACGTTTCGGCATTTGGACAGGCAGGAACTTTCAATTTTACAGGCACGGAAACAATAACGGCAGGGGCAGGAACTCATTTTAATATAACCGCCGCTTTTATGCTTCCAAAACCCATTGATACATATTTGGGAACTAATTTTTATTACTATGCCTGTTACGGATATGAAGGCACTAATAATTATATGTATCGTTTCGGTACTGGCACAGGTCAAAACTGGGGATTTGTTGACAAGGTATATCTTGGAACGTCTTTTAATAATATTGAATTTATCACGTCAACAGGAACGGATTATTCAGGCACACGGTCAGGCGGTTATTTTGGAACGTTAGAAACACCACAGGGTACTCAATGGTATTATATAAGCGGTACTATACTTGACGGTACATCAGGCACGGTTTTAAATAATGGATACTATACACACAATAACGGTATAACTTACACCGGTGCACATAGATTAACTTATTTTAACGGTAATTACGGATGGGCAGGAGCGAGGGAAAGATTTAATACAGGTTTATTTGGATTATCTTTTCAACATAACACAGTTAACGCTTTTGGTTCTTTAAGTCTTAACGGTGTTGTTTTAGGTACTGCTAATTATCAGGTGTTCACAGACAAAACGGCAGTTATATTTAATAACCTTTACACTAACAATGATATATTTTCCGCTTCATATTCTGTTTATGGTATTTCATTAGGTATAGGCACTTTTGCAGACTATACTTTTAAAGATATGGTTCAAAAAATTGACATCCCTATAATGTCTTATTCGTGGTTTGACGGGAACGGAAACTTTTTTCTTAGAAATCGTTCTTCATTTAATTCTTTATTTGAACTTAATAATTCTACAATTAGAAACTATGACTTAGATTTAACAGAAAATATGATAAGCGGTAACACAAGCAGAGATATAGAAAAAGTGAGAAACGCTATTTCCGTAAGTGCAAATGGAACTAAAACAATCGTATATGATGCTTCATCTATTTTAATTTACGGCACAAGGGAGCTTAAAGAATACACAAATGATTTTATACCGACACCTGCAGACATGGGAACTGTTGCCTTAATGATGTTAGAAAACTTTAAGTATGCAAAAACATCAGTTTCGGTTTCAATTCCATTTCATCCCGAAATAGAAATATTTGATAAGTTTAAATATACTGACGTATACAATAATATCAATGTGTCAAATGTATTAATGAAGTCATGTTCTACTGATTTAATGAATTTTACAACTGAAATCACGGGGATTGAACAGGGGCTTTTAAAGACAGGTACAAATAACAACTTATAGGAGGGCTTACAATGAGTGAATGGGAAGAAGTAAAGGACTTTCTGCACAAGATAGATAAAAAGGTGGATATATTAATTTTTACCGATGAAACACGGAAAGAAGCCATTGAAAACATTAATAAGTGTATGGACACAGAAAAAAAGCGTGTTGACCGTATTTACACATTTGGCGGTGTTATCGGGTGGATAGTTGTCACAGCTATACCCACTACATTGGCAATACTTGGGTTTAAAAAGTAATGTGTTACTTTAAAGCGCATGAGTTAGTTGACCCTAAGACTTATGCGCTATACGGTGAAAGGTCATTCAGATATATTGATAAACGTATTTTAAACTTACTACAATTTTTAAGAGATTATTACAAGCAGTCAATTACAATTAATGATTATAAATTTGGCGGTCAGTACAAAGAAAGCGGATTAAGAACAGCAAAACTATTTTACTTTAAGCAGTATTCCTGTCATACATTTGGCAGGGCTATGGATATTAAAATCAAAGGTGTTGAAGCGTCCGCAGTACAGAATGACATTTTAACTACTATTAATGATGAAGTCAAAGTCATGGGATTAACGGCTATTGAAAAAGATACGCCGACTTGGACACATATTTCAGTAAGCAATTTTGACGGCTGGGAAGTTGAAGAAAAGAACGGCATAAAAATAATAAAGGGGTGATGTTATGTTTAAAAAATTGTCAAGGGAAGCGTGGATTAAATTTGCTACTTCATTGGAATATGGTGACGTGCTGTTTGTTTCAGACACGGGAATATTAGGACAGGCTATACAATGGGGTACTGATAATGGTGATAGCATTTGCGTATGTCATGTGTTTTCTTATGAGGGTTTAGGCATAGGACAGACCCGGGAAGCCGACGGCAAGAAAATGACAGCCAAGCACGTTATAAACGAATATATGGATAGGTGCTTAAAAGGTAAAGCAAGATTAATTGTATACCGTGCCATTGGTGGGTTAACGGCAGACGAAAAAAACAGGATAAAATCATTTTGGGATTTACACGAAAAGGAAGATTACAACATGCTTGAAAATGTGGGTTTTGGAATATGGGCTTTACTGAATAAAATAAATCGTTCATTTGGTTCATGGGTTGCAAAAACTTTCACTAATCCGTTTTACAACGGGAAAAATATGGTGTGTTCACAGACGGCAATACTTCAATTCAAGGGTGGGGATAATAGACTATATGACCCCGTGATGAATGGTATTGCTATGGACAAGTTAACACCGGAAGAACTTTTAGTAAGAATACCGAAAGCATTTTATAACGTTTTAGATACCGAGAAAATGGCATGACATTTTTAAGCAATAATATTTCACTACCACATAAATTATTTTTAGTTGTCATAGGTGGATTGATTTTGATATATGATTTTTTATTTGAAGGGGGTTAATATGCCGACGTTTGAATCATTATTTTTTGTAAAGTGTAAACGTAAGAAAAAGTAAACTTTAATTAAACCGCTCGTTTTCTGGTTGCGCCCCGACGGCAATATATCAGATACGGGCGGTTTTTTTGTTTAAAAACACATAATTAAAACCCCCTATTTTAAAGCGGTTTACAACTTATAAAAAAGTCTTAAAATAAGCCTATCCTGACGCCAAATAGAGGCATGTTATAAAAGTAGTGTATCTTTACCCCCGTGTTTTTGACCCCTCTTAAAATCAATCGTGGTGACAATTATACATATCACAGGGCAAGTTTTACCCATTTTTGACATATTTAGGTTACAATCCAGAAAAAGCCTATAAACAAAGGAAAAATAATATTAAAATAACAAGCAAATAATATTAAATTAAATTAAAATTAATGTTTTTTTGTTTTAGTTTTTGTGGTTTTGCGCCTATTAAAAAAATAAAAAATAATATTAAAATAATATTAAAATAATACTTGACATTTTTTTAAAATATTGTATAATTAGTATGTAAGGAAGGATAAGACAGACGCCAAGAGGCGAGGAGAAAAGAAAATGAAATTTAAAAAAGAAGACTGGAAAGTAACAAGATTGTCCGAAGAAACTTTTTCAATTAGGTGTATAAATCCTGTTTTGGACGAAGTGTATTGTGATTGCACGGTTTGGCCGAAGGAAAATTGGTTTATAAAAAATTTTAATTTGCCAAAAACTCTGACTTTTTTAGACGCTGGGGACGGCGCAGAATCCCTTTATACTTTTTAACAAATCTTGCCCCGCCCGTGCATCGTAACGGGCAAAAAAATAAAGGAGGTAAAAAATGACAGATGTAATCACGGCGAGTAAAAGAAAAAAAAATCACGAAAAAGCAATGAAGCACATCGGCAGACCGTTCGGCACTAAAAAAGAAAATAAATTACAAGGCAAGTTTATATCTTTACGAATTACACCCGAAATCAAAAAAGAAATTGAAAGACAGGCAAGCATTGAAGGAATGACGCTAACAGCATTTTTAGCGCAGACACTTAAAAAAATCTTTGTAAGTAAATAAAAAAATTAAAAAGGGGCTAAACAATGGCATTTATCAAAGCAGAAAAAAGCAAGGCTAAGTTAAGAATGGCTATTTTTGGCACGGCAGGAAGCGGTAAGACGTTCACGGCATTAAGGGTTGCAAGCGGTATTGCAAAGGCATTAAACAGCCGTATAGCGGTTATAGACACGGAAAGGGGAAGCGCAAGCAAGTATGCAGACCGCTTTGACTTTGATACACTTGAATTAACACCTGCAAAGATTGAGAACTATACAAGCGCATTTACAGACGCTGAAAAAGCAGGTTATAAAGTGCTTGTTATTGACAGTATGTCGCATGGGTGGCAGGAACTGTTAGAAGAAATTGAAGCCCTTGCAAAACAGCGGTACAACGGCAATACGTTCAGGGCATGGGGCGAGGGTACTCCAAAACAGCGTGAGTTTATTGACGCTATGCTTGGATTTAACGGTCACATTATAGCAACAATGAGAGCCAAAACAGATTATATAATATCAGATGACGGCAAGGGCAAGATGAAACCACAAAGGGTGGGGCTTGCACCAGAGCAGGGAAAAGGAATTGAATATGAATTTGACTTGCTTGCTGAAATTAACGCCGAACATTACGCAACAATAATTAAAGACCGCACGGGTAAATATCAGGATAAAGGCATTGATAAGCCCGGTGAAGAGTTTGGGGCTGAATTGGTGGCGTGGTTAAATTCAGGGGCTGAAATAATTGAAAAGCCGAAAGCAGAAGAAGAACCGAAAAAAGAACAGCCAAAAGCAGAAATACCAAAGGCAGAACAGCCGAAAGCACAGGAAGCGGGCAAAGTTGCGTTTAAGGATAAACCCGTAGAGTTTCGTTTATCATGGGCTATTAAAAAATCGGGTGAACTTGGTATTAAAATCAATATGGCTGATTTGGAAATATTACCAAAAGAAGAACAGTATCAGACAATAGTCAAGGCAGTTAATGACAAGAAAAAAGCAGATGAAGAAAAAAGAATTGCAGATTTACAGAAAAAGGAAGAACCAAAAGAAGAACCAAAAGAAGAACCAAAAGAAACAGCAAAAGACGACGCTCCATTTTAATTTTCTTCATTCGGTGGGGTGGTGCGAAACACCCCACTATTAAAAACACGAGGTGAAACAAAATGAAATGTTTAACAGAACAGGAAATAAGAGATAGATATTACCAAGACGGTATTGAAGACGGTAAAAAAGAGGGATATAAAAATGGTTTTACTGATATGTGGCTTATTTTTAGAAGTGGCGAAATGAAATGTAACTGCAAATACAATAACAACGGTAAATGTGAAAGTAGTATTGCACTTTGTCCAATAGCTAGAACACATTTAAAGGATGTGGGTTAAATGGTTAAATTTGGGGATATGGTAATTGGCACAAAGGAAGCGGTTAGGGAAATATACGGAAGAATAGTATCAGTTGACGGCGTTAAAGGCGTTGTTATATGTGAAAATCCAGTAATGATAATGTTTGAGGATTATGTTGATTATCCTTACTATCCAGACAAAGAAGATTACATTGTTGTTTTTAATCCGGCGCAATGTTTGGACTGTCAGACAGTAAACCAGAAAAATAGAACAGACATATAAAAAAACAAAAGGGGTAAACATGATTACAACACAGCAGAAAATATACAGGCACTTAATGGTAAGGTATGACAAGCGTGGTAACGGCAGATTTTGCCCGGTGTCGGCAAGGCGTTTATGTAAAATCACTGGGTTACAGGAAAGGTCACTAAGATATGCCGTTTCAAGCATGATTTTGCTGGGC